ATATCATTTATCTCATCCGGATTCAGTCCGGCATACTCAAGAAGTTTCCTTTGTTTAATCTCTTCAAGCTTTGGATTGCCGGGAATGAAGAGGCTCACTGCATTGATCTTTTCAATCTCTTTAGTATCCTTCTCGTTCTTCTCATCCTGACTCCACACCTTCACATTGTATCCAGCTTCTGATCTCCAGTCTTTCGGTGTGATCTCGCGCGTATACATATCATCCGTGTTTCTCCCTTTTTTGAATATCTTGACCGCGTCAAGCTTTGAGGAAGCCGCCTCACACATCTTATCAAACATAATCCCGCGATCCTTCCATGCCTGCGTATAGAATTTGCTCATCCCTTTGATTCTCTCTTTAGCCTCGCCCAGTGCAAGCTGTACTTCTCCAAGCGTCACCTGTCTCTCTGTTTGCGCTCCCTGTTGTGTCGCGGTTGCTCCCGTAGCCTTCTCAATCATTTGAATAATAAACGTCATTTCACCCAGTGACTCTGACAGATCCGGGACGTCTACCTTCTGATAGACTTCGGATGGTTTTCCGGGCAGGGGATACCATCCGCCCGGTATTGGAGGCTGATTAGAAGGCGGTACAAACCCTTCAATAGTAGCGTCAAAATAATTCATCCCGAAATTGCGAAGCGTCCTATTCTCTACCAACTGACTAAACCATGAATTGAGTACCTTATTTGGTGTCCGGACTATATCTGCTACTCCATCACTCCAAAAGTCCTGTCTCTCAATATCATCAGCCCATGAAACATAGGGAAAGTGATTCCGGAAGTAATGATCTTTTGTCACGCCTATCACTTCTTCAAGCGGTTTCTTCATCAAGATCTCCTGATCGTCACACTCTACCCAGAGATATAACTGTTCTTCTTTGTCTTCATACGTGAAGTGCATGGTCAACTCTACATAGGATTCACCCAGTACCGGATCATTAACATCCAGTACACCAAGGTCTTCCATCTTCTTATTCTTTTCCTGTAGCTCATCTTTGTTTGAGGCAAGCTTAATGAGTCCCTGTTGTGTCGCATAGAAGATCTTGAGCCGGGCAAGTGCTGACTTGTCATACTCCGGATTATTCTCTACTTGTGACCATGGCCTGAAGATATGTGTGTGACACAGGAAGCGTGAAGAGTGAAGATCTGAAGGATCAGTATACCGGGATACATAGAAGTCCATCGGATCTTCTATACTCATCCGGACAATACCATCTATAATCTGCCACTGATCAAATGATCTGCCAAACATGAAAACCTGCTTTTTATCTACAATGTCCTGTATCTCCATCCGGTTCTTCTCTGCCGTGTACTTCCAGTATTCGTTCTTAAAGATCTCTGCGTCCTTATCGTTATCAAGATTCTCAAAGTGCAGAAGAGGCATATCATCTACATCCTTGAGAAGCGTCCGGAGTGTTTGTTTCATGAGGGGAATGTTCACAGACTGGCGTTGAATAAGCCGGTTGATCGTTACCTTGTCTCTATAAAGCTGGTAGTTCTCATCCCAGTCTTCGTGCCGGCGCTCCCGGTAATTGTACCCGCCTTCTTTATTGAGGAGTAACTTTTCTAATTCAGGATTTTCTCGCTTTATAAATTCCATACTCTAAGAATATACAATGTTTCTATTGATAGGCAAGTGTCACGCTGGAATACCTTTGAAGTACGGCATGACGCCTCCTACTGCCTGACCGATTATCTCTCTTACGCTTTCCTTAAAACACACAGCGAATGTCCGCCACGCATCCGCTCCATGAGAAGCCCAGTCATGCTTTGGATTATTTCTAAAAACCTTATTCTTCTCATCCCAGTCTTTCTTATAGTTTTTGAGTGCATTGATTCCCCTGTAACACCGTTCACTATCAAACCAACACCGATTAAATACTGCCCGTCCGGCGTTAATTCCGTCCTCAATCTCTAACTTCGGCGCTGTATCAAACCGTATCCCCAGTCCTTTTGCCACCTCAAGTCTGGACTTGCCAGTGCCAAGCTCCCGGACTGCGATATCATGCGGTGCATGGTGTCTACCATATACATACCGTTTCTCCTGTAGCTTCTGTGCATAGTGAGCCAGTCCTTCTCCGGAATTTTCGTAGTAGTCTACAATGTGAATTTCCTGACCTACGATCTGATAAAACCATATCGTCATTGAATCATCCATACCAAGATCCCACGCGGTATGTACTGCCAGTGACTCATTGACCGGGACGCTGGTTATCCTATGCTCATTCTCTGCCCGTCTGATTGCGTCACCGTAGTATGATCCTATAACCGGACTATTAAACGAACACATGTACTCCTGTTCGTAGTAACTCTCTGCTTCCGACTCACTCCGGCCATTAGCAGAAAACCGTTTGACTATATCCATCCGGATCTCATCTAACTGTCTCGCTGTCCATATCCCGGTATCTTTTGCTGTGAGCGTCTCTACACACCACTTTGGATTATTTTTTGCGTATTCGTGCATGGAGCGCGCATGATTGTCTCCCTTTGGTGTTGTGTTGAATATAGCAATCCCATCGTTTTCCCGGAGTATTGGCTCTACCACGTCCCACGCATACGGATCTTGTTCAGCCCACTCTGAAAAGATAATAAGCTTTGGATTGCCTCCTCTCAAGCTATCCGGATGATCTGATCCTCCTATCTGAAAGATAGATCCTCCCCGTATATTCATCTTCATTGTTGTCTCATTCGGACTGCCGTCTCTAAAAAACTCCGGTATATGATCCCTGAACCTGAATCCATTTCCATCTATAGCGTCCCACAAGTTCTCACGCCCCATAACAAGGGTAGGATACACATACTTTACTAAGCACCGGTCTTTTGCAAGGCGTATAGGAGTGTTGTAGGCTATGTTTACCTTATCCTTCCCGGATCGTCTGTGCCATATCTGAAGAAAGTAACGCTTATTGCTCTTTCCCTCAATAGCGTCATCTACCGCTTTCAGAAACGGTCGTTGATAGTCTCTACATTGAAAATTGTATGGAATCTCTTGAGGTATATCCATTATCGTATGTGTCTGACAACTATTTCACCAAATTCGTGTTTGTCCGGAGCGTACTTCCCTTTAACCTTATATCCCATATCCAATCCCTTTGCCACCGCGTCATCATCTATCTCACCGGTTTTCTTATCTTTTTTATTGAGTAACGCCTGATGTTTTTCAGCAAGAAGAGAATCCGGTATGTATTGCTCCATAAGTTCCTGCCAATTTTTCGTTTTCTTTAATTGTTTTGGATGTTGAGCGTATCCCTTTTTATATCCGGCTTCTATCATTAACTTCCCCATAGGCATTTTTCGCCCCTTTTCGCCGATCAACTTCGCTAAATTCTTTTGACGGAGTAAATCCTTTGACTTGTCTCTTCTTATCATACGCTCCTTAATTGTACATAATACGTTTTATTACTCACTACATACGCTTTCCGGATATATCGTTTGAATAATAACTCATTGAGCGCATTAACAGCAGTAAAATCTTTGATCCCGTTCTCTTCCATATAATCAATAATTTTTTTTTGTGGAATTGGTGTTTTTTTTGCTCTCGCCCATTTCTGAATAAATACCATGATATCTGTCTGAAGTTTATTGATCTCACAGAAGTCTTTGTAGACAGTTTGAATCATAGGAGTATACCCCATATTATATCACGAAACCAAACAACTATTTTTACAGGATGAATGATACCACCTTGTTTATTATCGGGAGTCCTACGTCACTACAGAGGCTTGTTCTTGAGGCTAACTCCAAAAAAAGACCTATCTTACCTTCCAAAGGCACAATTCTATATTATGCCGATATGCAAACAATTTCTGTTTTATTTTAAATACTTCTGTCTCCACACCTTTCACATCCTCAACGACTTTCCGCTTTTTCTTTACGTCATAATAGAGGAAGTCACCTATATAATGAATAGGAAGATAGTTCTTTCCTCTCCGGGTAAACCCTTCTAAGAGTACATACTTCGGCTGTAGTGATAGCTCCCGGATCTCACCGGCTTTCAACAATAGTTTCAACTCACTGTACCGGATCATCTCCATCCGGGAATCAAACACAATCCCGTCCATAGTACGCCTATCCGGGGACGCTACATGATACTTGCCGTATTGATTGGGAGATATATAGAAGTTTATTGCACTCATGATTTTAGAAGAGCAATGATTAGTACAACAATGATCATCGGAAATATCGTACGCTCAACTATAAAAATAAAATTGATGATTCTATTCCGGATCTGACTCATAGTCACCTCGCAATACCTTCAGCTCTAACAAGACTACATTCCCGGTCATTGGCTCATTCTTATACTTTGAAAAAATCTTGATCGCGTCCGTGAGCGCTTGTTTATATGCTTTGTCTCTAATTTTTTTCCTATGCGCTATATCTATGATTTCTTTGAATAATCTATACCACTTTTTTCCGTTATACATCATATATTCTCCCCCCAGTCCCGCTTATCCTTCTTCTGTTTCGGGCCACCATGATCCTCACAGACTCTATAGATCCCTCCTACATGGATTGGAGACCGCCACGGATCTAAATAGATCGTGCCTGTCGCTTCCTTCTTGTGGCATACTTCACACATTACCGGCATATATAGTCTCCTCAATGCTCTACCGGGATTCCCGGTAGAGAGATGAACAGATTAAAACTTGATATCATCTGGCTCATTCACTGGTACAGATTCTATTTTCTCCGGTATCTGCTCTTCCGTAGACTTCGCGTCAATTACTGACGAGATTGTGTCCTCTAACGTATCTACATGATCCCGTAGGTACTCAAATAACATAGAGTCTGTCACTACGATCGGGAGTCCCTCCGGACTCTTCACGATCTCAAACGTAGCTACCCATGACTCACCGTAGCTATTCTGTACTCTTTCCGTTCCCATCTTCACGGTAAGCGCGAACATAGGAATAGGTACAGGCTTCATCTTGGTAAACTTCCCAGCCTCTTTGCCAAACTCCCATAGCTTAGAAAGTTTCAAGCCCGTAAAGTACATGATAAACGGTCTCAATTCCCCGCCGTCTATAATCACTCCGCCCATGAGCTGATTAAACTTCGGCTCATCTTTCTTCCCGGTCTTCTGATTGACCATCCCTTCAGCCCTATAACCGTGACTGATCGTGAGTATGTGACATGTGATTGTCTCATACTGACTTTGTGTCGGCTTATAGAAAAACCATCCATCAATCGGTCTCTTCCCATCTGCCAACTCCGCTTTACTCTTCCCTGCTGAAAAGATCTTGAGCAAGGGCAACTCTCCGGAGAGATTCTTTGCTCCTACCCCGGCATTGTCCTTATACATCTTCATCAGCTCCGGATCTGCCTGTATTGTTGCTAATTCATTTTTCAGTTCTGTCATATCGGTATGCTCCTTCTCTTCTTTGACTGTTGTGTCATGCTTTAATTTTTCTGCTGTCTCTC